GCTTCGACTCGACATTACCACACCTAACTTCCCTGACAATCTTGAGTCGAAAATTGCGTGGATTCTGACGGGGATCATCGCGGGTCTCACGCCAATTGTCGGGCCTATCGTAGCAGAAGGCGTTCGCGCAGCATTTGGGCAGTCCGCTAAGAAATCGGAATAAGCAATGCCTGACTACGATCTTCAAAGCCTATTGATCTATGTTGCGATAGCAGCGGCCTTAGCCGCTGCTTCTAGCGTTGCAGGAATGGTTGGTTGGTGGCTCAAGCGACAAGGTGTGCGCATTTTCGGCATCTTCTCGGCTGTGGAGAGCTTGACAGACAGCACGTGTGGAATCAGCACTGTAATGCAGGAGGAGTTTTCCAACTTGCGCTTACAAATGGACGAGAACAACCAGCGCAGTTGCAAGGGGATCGATGAATTACACACCAGCGTTGAACAACTCCGTACCAATGGACATATGTTCGCCGACCGCGTTAAATCAATTGAAGACCGCGTGCAGCAAGGTGCGGTTGAATTGAATGATCTTCGAAAGAAGGTGGATCGCAATGCCTAGTTGGATTAAACGAAGCGCAGTCGCCGGCGGCATTGCCGCCCTCGTTTATGCGCTAGCCGCACTGCTAGCCCCAGACGGTCAATTGCCGGAAGGCTTTGTCTACGGATTTGATTCATCCTACGATCTCCTAACTGCGGAGTCTGCGGAGGCGATCCATCAGGCAGGTGTTCAAGTTTACGTGCAGGCGCTCACCGCCTTGCCGTACAGCGGCATCGAGCAGCCGCGATACCGCATTGAAAGCCTACGCAACGCGCAAGCCGCTGGTCTGAAAGTCGCAGGCTATGCACTAATCGGCGGCGAAATGTCTGGGCGGGACTATATGGACTATGCCCGTGAAGGTGTGCCGGATGATCTCTGGGACGCTTTGGCGTTTGTTGCTGTGGACTTCGAGGTTCGGTCGGCAACTTATGAGACTGTTCTAGGTGCTCTCGATAGGACGGCAGAACTTGGAAAAGGCCGCGTCCTCTACACAAACTACAACTCTTGGGTCTCTTATCTCGGCAACCCACCAATACCGGCGTACACGTGGCTCTGGAATGCCTATTGGGATAACAACGCTGATCTAGATTACGAAAGGCTGACCTTTGGTGGGCCGCATCCACTGGATGCTGTGATTGGAGAGCAATGGTCGGGCGGTGTAAACGCTAATGGACAAGCGGTAGATAGGGACATCTTTAGAGAATGGCTTGTGCAACCGGTGCCCACTCCTGCACCCGAATCAACACCCGTGCCCACTCCCACTCTAGTGCCCGTAGAACCACCTGTTTGCGGCCCTGCATTCTACACACGTGAGCAAGCGTTGTGGTCACTGACGGTGTTTCAATTCTTCTACGGGGTACAGATTGCTGATCCAAGCGTAGGCCCAAATAGCATCTTACCTGAAGATCGGGCGATATTGAGGCACCTGTTTGAGTGCGTATTACGGGTCGGTGCCTACTAACTGATAGACATTAACTAGGCAACACTAGGTTGGGCTAGACAGGTCTCTAAGTAGTCGGCGGCTGCTCTCAAATGTTCGACAGAATTATCCAGAAGACCAATACCCATATTACAGCGCCCGCACAAGAGACCACGTACAGAGCCTGTGTCATGATCGTGATCAACCACCAAATTACGGTCGCCGCGCTTGGCTGCTCCGCAGATGGCGCACACACCACCTTGGCGCTCTAGTAATAAATTGTAAACATCAAGCGTGATGCCAAAGACGCGCTGAAGACGTAAATCTTGTATGTGGCCTCTATTTACACGTTGCCATTTCCGAGTAATTGCGTTAGCGCAGACTCTGCAATTACTCCCAACCCCAAGAATCATACCCTTGTTAGGAGGGAAGGCATCCAACGGCTTTGTCTCCCCACAGCATGTACACTTCCGCTCGATGATTTTGTTAACTATCGTCATGTCCATTCTTCTCCAAAGGCTCAAATCCTTCGTGTAGTTCCTCACGTGCAGCCACGGCTCGCTGTAGGTTTTTCAACAGAGCACGCATCATGTCTTTCGAGCGCGTGATTTCACCGTACTGCACAACGTAAGGCTCTTTTCCTTCTGTGATTAACACAAAGCAAGCAGCCTCGACAGGCTCTCCGTCTATGATGGCGGTTGCCACCGTGTTCAAAAAGTTGATTTCAGGGCGTTTTGCCAGCATTTTATTTCTCCTCTTGCCCTAATTGTACAGCACGATGTAGGCGGGTGCGAAAATGCGATACCGCTTGGCGGTAGCGTATTGGGTCAGGGTTTTCTTCACGCAATCGACGGTGAAGTCTGTAGAAAAGATAATCCATTGCTGACCCGTAATCTAACACGTGAAAGTGTTGGCCATCGACCAGATGACAGTTGAATTCTTTAACATGCCTCCTCCTGTTAACCTCGTTTTTTCTAAGCCGCTCTTTCCAACACTCTTTACACACATTACGACGCGATTCAAACTCAGATAACAGAAGATAAGCGCCACAAACTTTACAATGCTTACTGGCGCTGATCCCTCTCCGTTTGTCCGCGCTTTCACGACGGGTTTGCTTAAAGCTTACAACCTCCCAATTATCAGGTGCAAGATTTGTCCAATCTGAGTCGAGAGGCCTTAAATGTGCTACTCTCGCAGGCGGCGGGGTGCCATGTACATTCTCCCACATCAGACGATGGGCTGGCACTAACTGGTGGCGCAAGCCGTGTTCCACAGGCAGGATGCACTGAAGAAGATAAGGGTGGCCGTGATTACTCACAGTTTCCCTGTAAGCACAAAATTCTGGTGTCATCGGCGGTCTATACACCGAACGATTATATAAGAGTATATGTATTAGGATCAAGTATCTTCTTGGAAATACTTTCTTATACATCGTTCGGTGTATAGATCAGACCCACTTTACTTGACAAACCCGTGTCAGGGAATGTATGTTCTAATCGTGAGCGTACAGAACCACACCCACAAGTTTGTAGAAGGCATTGTACTCGACGCCGAGGGCAGGGTGTCTGACGACCGTTGGGTGTCGTGCCAAACGTGCAAGGCGTATTTGGGGATGAAAAAGGCTCTGCCCTTCCCACAGGAACCGCTTGCACCTTACCTGCTTTTGCTGACGAGGGTCGCGTAGTGCTGTCGAATTATAGCCGGCGAAGAGGTTATCGAATCCTGTTTTTGCATTGTGATGATTGTGGAACGGCGCGACCGTTTTATCACACGAAATCACGATCAACACGTGGGGGGTTTTCTCGATTGTCGCCGGACGACAGGTTGGTTCGGGCGGCATGTATGATCTGCGGAACGGCGGCGCTGTACGTCACATCTGCGGTGGTGCTGGAACGAAGTTGGCACTCGATTGATGACCTGTGTTCTTGTGGGCTTCCCGCTTTACATTTGAGCCCTCACTTGGAGGAATTACGTGACCAAGCCTGTTAAACTTTGCAAGTCCGGCGACGGACGCCGGCATTATTCTCAAGGCCTTTGTCAGGCGTGCTATCGACGGGAAAAGCGTGGCGGGGCAGGTACGCCTGATTCTATGGACGCAGCACCTGCGGATGAAGAAAATGTCGGTGACTTGATCCCGCAGTCAGATTTAGATCAAATATTGTCTGACACTTCCTCACGTTACCCTTCCAATCTTCTAGCCACCACACCGCAGAAAGGGGACAGTGAAGCCGTCCAGAAAATGCGCAGCAAACTTGCGCACATGAGTCATCTAGCACGCCGTGAGATTGTGAAGATGATGCTTCTTGATGGTTATGAGCCGTGGCAAGTCAAGAACGAGTTTCTAACCCGTCCAGACCTTTTTACCCGTTTTATCGTGCCTTTGAAGAATCCTGATCTGCGGCTTGATGAGGATATGAATGTGATCAGGGCGGCGGGTTTATTGCGACCGCTTGCGCACTATATCGAGGGACTGAAGCGCTCACTCAGGCGTGCCAACACTTTCGCTGATAACTCGGAGTTGTCTGCCAAGGAGCGGTCGAGTTGGGCTAAATCTGCGGATGACGTGCAGCGTAACCTTGCGATCTTGGAGAAGGCCATCCATGTCGTTCCGGGGCGGGGCGATCTTCCGTTAGGCGAGTTCACTAATCCTGACGACGGTGGCGAAGACGCGGGCTCATTGTCGCGTTATTCTCTGCCGAACGTAGAGCCGGAAGACACCAGTGCCGAGGATGAGGAATATGGCGATCACGATTAAGAACGACAGGCGTCGTCCGTTAAAACTTGACATCACGATTCCAATAGAAATGAGGACTATTCGTCCGCCTTTGTCCGACGATATTGAGCGATTAGAGCAGGGCGACCTTTTGATAATTAAGACAGGGGCAGACCTGCAAATTACAATCACGGAGGACACGCTCTCGATTCGTTGAGCGTATAAATGCCCAAATACTATTGGCAGCGTTATCAAGATGCACAGCGGCGACCGTCGAATACTGGCCGTGTACGGCGTCAAGCCGGCCAAGAGTTGTTCAAAGAATTTCATCCCATCAACAAAGGTCAATATGATATTTGGAATTCAAACGCTAATGTGTTAGCCGCTATTTCAGGGCACGGAGGTGGGAAGAGTCAATTAGGCGCGTATTGGATGCTTAGGGAGACGAAGAGGTATCCTGGTGATACGTTCATAGTAGCAGGCCCGTCCTACAATACGCTTGAAAAATCTTCGATCCCAAAGTTGAAGGGGATTCTAGCTCTCCACGGTCTGCCGTGGGATTATGACCAGACGGAGAAGATCGGCTATCGTGTTCAACAGCATCAATACATGCTTCCTGATGGTGGAATCATTTACTTAGTCTCGTCAGACAAACCCGGCTCCATGCAGGGCGCACATGCTCGCGCCTTTTGGATGGACGAGGTTGTCGATACTGACTACTACGCATTTGAGACGTTGTACGGTCGTGTGGCTTTTAAGTCTGGTCACGGTTTGATAACTTCTACGCCTTACGATATGGGCTGGTTCTACACACAGATTTATCAGCGCTGGATCGCGGATGGGCGTCCAAAATATAGCGAGGCAAAGGATTACTTTTGTGCTCAGTGGAAGAGCATTGATAATAAATACTTTCCAAAGGATCGTTATGAAGAAATGCGCCGGAGCATGGAACCGTGGCGCTTCCGTTTGCTTTACGAAGGTGAATTCGAGCGCCCGTTGGGTCTTGTGTACGATTGCTTCAACCCGGAGATTTGGGTCGATCCATTTGAGATTCCTTCCGATTGGCCACGCAAATGTGGTCTGGACTTTGGAATCGTTGATCCGACCGCGTGTCTGTGGATGGCGCAGGCTCCTGATAAGACTTGGATTGCCTACGATGAGTATTATCAAAGCGGGTGGATGCGATTTGCTAGTGGAGTCGATTCAGAGTCCGCGCAGGGTAAGCACTCGACACAGATGGAATTGATCGATGAAGTGATTGCTAAATGTGTGGATCGTAGTGAGAAGCCGAGGATGTATTGTGACGATTCCGGCAAGGACTACATCATCCAAACGCGGGAGAAATTCAACGATATTCTTGGTTCGGACACGGTTTGGCCTGCGCACAAGAAAGACATTTCCTCTGGTATACAGCGTTGCTATGGACTTGTCCGGAGCGGTAAGTTCCGCGCTTTCAACACTTTGAAGCATTTCAAGGACGAAGTGGAGAGTTACAGTTACAGCATCGACAAAGTTACAGGTGAAATTTCTAAGGGTGCGGCTCCGAAGGATAACAACAACCACTTGATGGATGCTTGGAGGTATGCTGTCGTTGGATCGCCGGACGAGCGGTTCAATAGTTTTGGGGTGGGGCGGCTCGATCCTTATGAATGAGTTCCGCTCCCCGCGTCAGGTGATAGACACCTCAAGACTCGACAACAAGGTGGTCAGCACACTAATCTTTTCGCATGGCGATTAAGCGAATCGTTCCGGCTATCAGGGAAGAAGGTTACAGCACGTATGTGTTTGCGGACGGCCCGCGCCAACTTCCTGAATTTGAGTGCATGTATTTGGACGATGACCTGATTCGAGAGATAACGGAACACGCGACGGGGGTCGCCAAAACGCTGAAAGAATTGACTTACCAGCAATGGTTGGAACAAATCTTCAGCGTTATGCAGGTTAGCCGTGTACTTATGGGCGAGATTCATCGCCAACGTTCGGCGCATTTAACAAGGCGCAGGTAGATAAAGGAGTACGACAATGACTATAAAGCGTGGACTCAAGGCAATTCTTCCCGGCGTTGGTCGTATGGTCAAAGTCCGCACCGATGAAATGAATTTCGACAACGGCATCAGTTTTGCTGAGGCAGAGCCAGATAGCCATGTCATCCTGTTCACAGGTTTGACACTGCCGGCCGACTCCAACCTCATCCGAGGTATAGGCATCTCCCCCGCCCGCGTGTCAGGTTGGACGGCCATCACAGGCACCGTCGTGGACACGCCCGCACAGGTATACATGGACTACCGCGAGCTTCACTCGGCTGGTCTGGCCGAGGTTCTTGGGCACGGCTCCTTCGCGTTCATGGACGACGGCGCAAGCTGCAAGTCCCTGTTCGCGGGGCAGGACATAGCCGAGGTAGACGCGGGCGCGGTCGTCCTCACAGCAGGCGGTTTACCTGCGGTTGGCATCTTCGGTCGTTTCATTAAGCTCCTGCTGAACGGTGAGACCTTCAACCCCGGCGGCGTTGGGGCCGCGCTGTTCTTGAGCGTTCAGGCCAACGTGACGGACGTTGCCGCCGAGGATGTCTCCCTGATCAACATGGAGGTCGCCTCTGGCGGCATTCGCTCGGTGCTGCGGCTGCGCCACTCCGCTGGTCTACTCGCGACCAACTTCTTTGAACTCGACTCCGAGGTCGCACCTGTCATCGCCGTGACGGGTTACAGCGACACGTCGGGTGCGGCGGATAAGGCGCTGCACGTCACGGTCGGAGCAGACGAGTACATAATCCCGCTGTACCTGAAGACACCGTAAATGGGCGTCAAGGCGTAACATAATCAAAGAAGAGGAGAGGAAAATGGATACCGCCGAATTGCAAAAGAAACTCAACGTGTACCGTCAGGTGGCCGCACAGTGCAGTCAAACAGCGGAACAGTACGAGCAGATGGCTTTTAAGAACATAGGCGCGGCAGAGGCCATCGAGAAATTGATCAATGAAATAACCGCCGCAGATGCCGCGCAGGAATTGCCTGTGGAGGTGGACAATGAACGTAGTTAAGAACCTCTTTAAGAACGTTGGGCGCTTGGTGAATGGCGTCCGCGTCGGTGTGAACTACACCAAGACTTCAAACGGAACGACCACCCTCTTAGCATCATCTGCATCTGCGCGGAATGTGCTCATTGCAGTTAAGGTCACGGAGACTTTTGCCGCAGGTACAGGTGCAAAGCCGACTTTCAAACTCGGTGAGACGGATACGACCGACAAATACGCCGCCGCTGCTGTCTTTGCAGGCGGTGTTGCGGGCGATGTTTTCATTTTTGCAGGTACTTTGACGGCAGATAAGGCTCTTCTGGTCACGGTAGTGGCTGCAACGGGCACCGCCACTGGTGCGCTTTCGGTGGAGGCAATCGTCCTGCCATCAACGGCTTAATGGGAGGGCGGGATGGCTTACAACTTTCGCCCTTCAGGTCTTCCTGATACAGTAAAGGCGACGCCAGAACGCATTGCTAACCGAAAGGTTGGTATTGCGGTTTTTCCTGTTGGTAATGCCCCTTCAGCCAAGAAGGATGTCGCTCTTTATCGTGCGTGGGCGGATCAGAACGAATGGATTCGCGCTGCGATCAACCATCGCAAATTCCAAGTCTCTAGCGCCCCGTGGGATATTGTCCCGATTGATGAGACCAAAGATTACGATCCTGCGGTTCAACTGCGCATGATCAACTTACTTCAGCAGCCAAATCCTGCCACTGATAGTTTCCGAACCTTCATCGAGAAAAATGTTGAAGACCTTATGGTTCTGGACGCAGGTGCTATTGAAATTGTTCGGACATATCGGGGCATACCTGCGCAACTTTGGAATGTAGATGCTGCGCATATTCGTGTCAGTCAGATTTGGCTAGGCGATCCCGCTGATCCTCGGTACTTCTGGTATCCAAATGGGCGATTTGGCGCGGCCTTGTTCGATCAGGACTTGATGTACATGATGCAGAACCCATCGACGCATCGCGTCTTGGGTCTGTCGCCATTAGAGACTTTGCGTGAGACGATTGATGCAGAGATTCAGGCATCTCGCTATAACAAGGGACAGGTCATGCACGCCCCGCCGCAGGGGATTATTGATATTGGTGAGGACGCTACTGTCGAGAACGTTGATCAGTTTGAACGCTACTGGCGGGCAGAGATTGCCGGTTTGAAAACTACAGCCGTCATTGGCGGCACCAAGAACGCGAAGTTTCTGAACTTTGGTCGGTCGCAGCGTGACATGCAGTTTCTTCAGTGGCAGTCATACCTGATTCGCAAGATCGCGGCTGTGTTCAGCATGTCGCCACAGGATTTGGGTATTCTCTTTGATGTTAACCGTGCCAACGCAGAGACGCAGGCTGACCTGTCTGAAGATCGTGGTCTTCGACCATTGATCAGCCTGATTGAATCGTACCTCAACCGTGAAGTAATCGGAACCTTCCAGAGACAGCGTGCCAAGCAGATGTATTGGAGCGGGGAAATTGATAGTGATACGATGGCAAAGTCGATCATGCTCAGTTACTTAGATGCTCGAACAGATGTGAGACTTAAACTCTTCAAGCAAATGCCTGATGCCAACCTTACCAATCTATGGTTTCGGTTTAAGATTCCTTCCGGTCGGAGTACAGCCGCTCGTGCCGCAACGCATAAGTTGCAACTTGGTGGTGCTCCGTGGACAACGATCAATAAAGTACGCGACGAAGAACTTGAAGACCCTGTTGAGGGCGGTGACGAAATCATTATGATGACGCCATTAGGCCCTGTGCGACTGTCCACTATCGCCGGCATGACGCCTCCGAACGCGGTGGAGCAGGCATTCATTCAATACGCATTGAGGGAGCCAAAGGTGATTATCGGTGCGGGAGCGCCAGTGATGGAGCCCGTGGATGAGTAGTGTTTACGCTTTATGCGATCCCGATACGCTAGAGATTCGATATGTAGGGAAGACGCTACTATCCACACAGCGTCGTATGTATCAGCATCGTTATCATGCAAAGACAAGTCCTTATCATGTATATCGGTGGTGGCGCACTTTGAATTATGAACCTTCTGTAGTGCTCCTCGAACGTGAGCCTCTTGATCTCGATATAGCGGAACGTTCTTGGATTTCGATGCTTCTGTCCAAAGGAGCGCGTTTGACTAACATGACAGATGGTGGTGAAGGTACATCTGGGCATATTGTAAGTCAGGAGCAGCGTGACGCTATAAGCGCCGTCCATCGTGGTAAAAAAATTGATCCAGCGCAAAGCGTTGCTTTTATCGCTAGGGCGCGCGGCCCACGTAACATTGAATGGCGTGAAAAGATTGGTGCAGCCCATCGCGGTAAAACAGTATCTTCTGAAGTGGTCGCAAAGATTAGTGCCACAAAGAGATCAAGACCGTTGACAGATAAGCAACTTGCACAATGGTCTACTGCGCAGGTGAGCGGTCGCGTGGCGTCGGCGGTAGCCCGCAAAGGAAAGCCTGGGACTCGGCATACTGAAGAGCAGCGTGTTTACATGCGCCAATGCATGGAGGGGCGTACATTCAGCGCGGAAACACGGGAAAAAATGCGGTTGGCCGCACAGATTCGCGTAGCTAATAGCGCCCGAGATGCCTGTGGGCGCTTTATAGACGCCTCAAGCCTAGACAAGACATTTAGCAACGACGTAAGGTAGTAAACGAGATGACTAAGGAACTCAATCCAACGCGGTTCGACGTACTTCTCGGAGCAGCTAAATTAGCTAGCGAGTCTGATAGCGATCAACCGCTGCGTGTGATCGTCACTGCAAGTTCCGATTCCATTGATCTTGGGATCGACCGCTTTATGCTGTCAGCACTTGAGCAAATGGCCGCTGAATTTCCTGGCATGACTGTCTTTTTGGATCACCGCTACGCTATTTCTGATGGAAATGTATTCGGCAGTGTTACATCGGCTAAGATTGTAGAGCGTGCTGGCGCACATGATCTTGATTTAGAGATAAGGGTCGCAAGTTCGAATCCAAAAGCACTCGCTACTTATGAATTGATCAAATCTGGAATTAAACTTGGCGTAAGCGTCGGTGTTCTGGTTGAGGATGCAGAATTCTCTGAACAGAAGGTGGACGGCAAAAAGGTTCTCAATATCAAGAGCGTCAAGACGCTAGAGGCCAGCATTGTTGGCATTCCGGCGAACCGTCGTTCCTGGGTACAGGGGGCGCTCAAAGCTGCCAGTGCTTACTTTCAGGGCGAGGCGCGCGAACTCCTAGAAAAACTGTCCGAAACAATAACGGTCAGTGACGGAGGCAAACTCATGGCAGATATGAAAAAGTCTGAAGCGGGCGACGACGACGAAATCACGGGTGACATCGAGCAGGTAGAGGACGGGGTTGACGAAATTTTCGTTGACGCCGTGTGGACTACCGCTTACATCAATAACCTCAAGGACAGCGCTTTCGCTACCATTTTGAGTGGTGGTGAAAGGGACGATGAGGGCAAGACAAAGCCGCGTTCTTTGCGGAAATTGCCTCACCACGACGACAGTGGTAAGGTTGACGAACCTCATTTGAATAACGCGCTTTCACGGGAGCCACAGACCAAGATGCCGACAAAGAATCACTCGCAGGCGAAAGCGCATTTGAACCGTCACAAGGGTAAGAAGGGGCTCGCGCTGGACGAGGAATTTGAGGACATGACCGACGAGGAAATCGCGGCGCTCGATCCTGATTTTGACGCTAGTCATTTCGAAGAGGTGGAAGACGCTTCTGACATGGGCAAGTGCGGCGTTCCCGAATGTGAAGAGGACGCGACTGGCCGGATGAATATGTGCAGTGAGCACATGGACAAAGCCATGAAGATGTCCCCTGATGAGGACGAGTCAGACTTGTCTGACCTTCGGCTTAGCGACGAAGCTGTTGCATTCCTGAAGACTCTTTTTCCAGAGCAGGCAGCGCGTGACTGGTACACGATCAAGGGAGCCGACGAGACAGAGGAAGAGGACACGGCTGAGGTACTGATTTACGATGTTATCGGCGGCGGCTGGTTCGGCGGTGTCGATGCGCTGGAATTTATTACGGCCTTGAACGAGATTACCGCGAGTAAAATCAATCTTCGCATCAATAGTCCTGGCGGAATAATCACCGATGCTATCGCGATTAAGAACGCTCTCGACCGTCATCCTGCAACGGTGACGGCCTACATTGATGGAATGGCTGCTTCTGCGGCATCGTTTGTTGCACTCGGTAGTGAGAAGGTCATCATGTCTCAAGACGCGATAATGATGATTCACGAGCCGTGGAGCATGATGATTGGCGGTGCCAAGGCTTTCGCTAAAGAAGCCGAAATCCTTGACAAGTTCGCAAACGGTATCGCAAAGATGTACGCGCGAAAGGCCGGCGGCACGGTTGAGGAATGGCGTGCCGTTATGGAAGAGGAAACTTGGTACACCGATCAGGAAGCCGTCGATGCAGGCTTGGCGGATGAAGTTGGCTCTGCTAAGGGCGACGATGATGAGAAGAAGAAGTTTGCGCCTAAAGTCTTGACAATCTACAAGCACGCACCGGAGTCAGTAAAAGACTTCTTTGGCGAGGTTGAAGAGGTTGTTACGACGGTGGAGGCGGTGGCAATGGCGGAAATGGTGGCAGGCGTCACCAGTCTCACAGCGGCATTGCGGTCGGCACAGTCTGAAAACGAGAACCTTCGTGGGGAAGTCACAACCAAGGCTGCTGATCTCACATTGAAGGAGAAGGAAATAACGGACACGCTGGCTGTCTTCGCGGAGGTTATGGTTGAGGTCAACAAGATTCTCGACACACCGATGCCGCGCAAGATCACGCCAGAGGCAACTTTTAGCAAGATCGCGGATAAATATCCGTGGTTGGATGCGCGCATCATTGCGCAAATGGCACGGGACGAGGGCTCGAAGTCGTGACACCTCAAGACTTGCGCCTTTACTAGGGAATCTTAGAGAATGGCTTTGTAGTGATACGAGTCACCTCCAAAAGGAGAAAGACAATGGCAGAGAAAAATCCAGTTACCGATGCAAAGTCGGCCCTCGGCCTGCTCAAGGACATTACGCCCTTGATTGAGGCATGGGCATCGACGGCTGCACCCGCTCCTTCCACGGTGGCGGCTCCACCTTCGGCGTCTGCGGTGCGAGAATC